AACTTGTATGACTCGTTGTCCGCTCGCTACACCAAAGCTTTGGCTCGTGCCATGGCCTACACCAAGCAAGTGAAAGCTGCCGCTGTTTTGAACAACGGCTTCACCAGCACTTACACCGGTGGCGACGGCGTGTCTTTGTTCAGCACAGCACACCCCTTGGTTTCTGGTGGCACCAACGCCAACACACCTTCCACTCAGTCTGACTTGAACGAAACATCGTTGGAAAACGCTGTGATTCAAATCGCTGCTTGGACAGATGAACGTGGCCTGTTGATCGCTGCGAAACCTCGCAAATTGATCGTTCCCCCAGCTTTGCAATTCGTTGCCACTCGCTTGTTGGAAACCGAACTCCGCGTCGGTACAAACAACAACGACATCAACGCGTTGAAAAACAACGGTTCGATCCCCGAAGGTTACACAGTGAACCACTTCTTGACCGACACAAACGCTTGGTTCTTGACAACCGACGTGCCAAACGGTCTGAAACACTTCGTTCGTACCCCCTTGCAAAACAGCATGGACGGCGACTTTGACACCGGCAACGTGCGTTACAAGTCTCGCGAACGTTACAGCTTCGGCTGGTCTGATCCCCTCGGCGCCTTCGGCTCCAGCGGTTCATACTAATCAGATCTCGGTCTGGTATCAAAGGGGAGCTTCGGCTCCCTTTTGTTTTTGCTGTAAACGTTTACATCCTCCTTGACTTCAATCAAAAATGATGTATGCTTGGCGTGTCTGGGATCCCACCTGTACTAGACTGACCCAGCAGACGATGCAACGATTGGTACGGGTACTTTTGCATAAGGACTTTTTGTTATGGCACGTTCTACCTTTGAAGGCCCCATTCTTGCGGGCGACTCTCGTTTTGGCCCTTTGCGTGACGTAGGTTACGCTCGCCTCTCTCAAGATTGCTACATTGACTTTGCCGCCACTGGTGGCAACGGCACAGCTGGTTATGCCGGCGCTTCTAGCCAGTTTGTCAATGGCAACACAATCCCCAACGTCAACGCAAACGTTTACACCGCTGCTGGTGGCACAACATACCCATCCGTGGTTGTGACTCCTACCGCAGACACAACAACCGCCATTTATCGTGGCGTGGTGTTCTATCTGCCCGTTGGCGCTCAGATTGAATCCATCGTTGTGGATTACATCACTGCCATCACAATGGGCGGTTCACCCACCTATTCAGCAGTCAACATTTTTGCCTCCAACGGCTTTGTGACTTCCAGCCCAACATACGCAACCATTGCTTTGGGCACAACCACAACCGGTACAGCTGGTCGTCAAACCACCACTTACACTGGCGCAAACTTGGCCAACTTGTTGAGCACCACCGCCGACATTGCAACTGGAACAAGCAGCCCATCGCAAATGTCTCAAGTTGTGTTCACCCTTGCCATCGCGGGTACAGGCTTGTCAGCTCCAACAGCAGGCAAGTTCAACATTGCATGTAACTACATGCAAAACGACCCCAACATTGGTTCAACTACTGCTTACCCATACGGCAACTTTGATTGATATGTGAGGGGCGAAAGCCCCTCTCTTTAACTTTTTAAAGGACATCAATCATGACAATGCAATATGACGTAAGAACCGCGAAGATCCAAGGGTCTGGGTTCCTGTATTCTGGACGTGTTCGTCTCAAACAGGCTACTGTTCTGGGCAACGGAACGGCTGGATACATTGATTTTTTTGACACAGCAACAGCTCCAGTTGCCGCCACCTACGGCCGCAGCGGAACTACAGTGACCGTTACAAAATCAAGCCACGGCTTGACCACCGGCACTGTTGTTGGCATTGCCTATGTTGCAGCATCAAACATTGCTCCAGTTTCCGGGAACTACCCAATCACTGTGGTCGATGCAAACACATTTACCATCACGGATTTGAACTCGGGCTCAATCGGCACTGGTACGGTTTGCAATTACGTGACCAACGGCTATTGGATTGCCGGCATCAACACCGGAACCAACTTGCAGCCATTCCAGATCTTGGTTCCCAGTGAGGGGATTCTTTGTTTGAATGGAATCTATTCCAATTCATCAAACATCAACTCAACACAAATCACCTATGGCTGATCAAAAGCAGATTTCTTTGTCGGGTCGCAGCTTGTTTGTTGCGATCCCGACCTATGACGGCAAGCTCAACGTCAAGACGGCCTTCAACTTGGCTCAATTGACCGCAATAGCTGGCCAGCATGGCATCTCCGTGATGTTTGCGCACATCTCCGGATGTTCAATCATCACCGTTGCCAGAAATGCATTGGTGCACAAGTTCTTGGATACTGACTGCACCGACCTGCTTTTCCTTGATGCTGACGTGATCGCGACCGCAGACGACGTGATGCGGTTGTTGGCTCAAAGCACAAACAAAGACATCGCTGCTGGACTGTATCCACGCCGCGCAATGGACAAAAACTTCTTCGTTGACATCCCGCATGACGAGGAAGGCAACATGATCTTTGATGGATCCATGTTGAAAGTGAACCGCATCGGCACAGGTTTCATGATGATCAAGCGCTACGTGCTTGAGAAGCTGATTGCAGACCATCCCGAGTGGGAATATGAAACCAAACCCGAAGAAGGCAGCAAAGCGTTTGCTGTGTTTGATTTCCAAAACGTCAACGGCAAATACACGGGCGAGGATTACCTCTTCTGTGACCGCGCGCGCGAGGCAGGGTTTGAAGTTTGGGTCGACGTTGAAATCAGCTTGCCCCACGTTGGGACAGAGGAATTCACTCGCAATTTTGTTGAGGATGTGATTAGACCTCTGATCCGCAACCAACAGGTGGCTCATCTCAAGGCGGCGTAACATGGCAAAGACACCGGCATGGCAGAGAAAAGAAGGCAAGAATCCCAATGGCGGCTTGAACGCCAAAGGGCGGGCGTCCGCAAAGAAGGAGGGGATGAACTTAAAAGCTCCTCAGCCAGAAGGCGGCAAGCGCAAAGATTCGTTCTGTGCGCGGATGGAAGGGATGAAGAAGAAATTGACTTCGACCAAGACCGCGAAAGACCCAGACAGCCGGATTAACAAATCCCTAAGAGCTTGGAAGTGCTGATATGAACCAACATGACTTTAAAGAAATGGCCGATGGTGCAGCCGTCACAACCACCTTTTTTGCAATGATGGGTTGGATGGAGCCTGCTGTCGTGTTCATTACGAGTATTTGTTCTCTTGTTTATTTGTTGATTCGTATTTACGAAACCGACACGGTGCAACGCTTGCTTGGAAACAAAGATGCCAAGTAAAAGCAAAGCCCAACACAATCTGATGGCTCTTGTCGCTAATGACAAAGCCGCAGCAAAGCGCCTTGGCATCCCCCAAAAGGTTGGCAAGGAATTCACCAAGGCCGATGTTGGCCGCAAGTTTGTAAAAGGAGGCCAGATCATGGCTACTAAAGTCGCAACCACCCCAATGGGTAAAGTCGTTTCAGGCGGTCACCGTAAATTTGGTGAGCACACTGTTCAAGAAAAAGGCCATACTCGTGGCAAAAACATGGGTGACGGCGGTAAATCCGTGGGCATCCAAAGCGGCGCAAAACGCGGCAAAAAATAAGGAGCCCGACATGGGAAATGCAGGTCGTGGTATTCAAGGTGGCCCTACGGCCGAGCAAACTCGTCAAAATCGCGGGATGATGAGTGACGCTGAAAAGTCAATCCGTGAAGATATTGAGTTCAACAAAATGTCCAAACAAACTCCTGATCAAGGCTACAAAAAAGGCGGTCACGTTCATCACAGCGAACACTACGGCAAACACGCCGCAGGTCACCAGATGGAACGCGACAAGGTCAAAGCTCACGCTGCTGGCCACAAACACCACGATGACCATGTGATGGCCATGTGCGGTGGCGGCGCCATGAAGGGCAAGAAGTGAGAGGTAGTCGCGGCATGGGCGACATTGCCCCTTCTAAGATGCCTGCCGGCGTGAAGAAGCCACGCCGTGACAACACCGATTTCACCGAGTACAAAAAAGGTGGAAGCGTTTCCAGCAAAAACTGGATTGCTGGCGCTATCAAAAAGCCGGGTGCCTTGCGTGAAGAGCTGGGTGCGAAGCCCGGTAAACCCATTGCAGCCAAGAAGTTGGCAGCAGCAGCTAAGAAACCCGGCAAGCTGGGTCAAAGAGCTCGCTTGGCGGAAACCTTAAAAGGCTTGAAAAAGTAATGTCTACCTCTGGAACGTCCACTTTCAACCTCGACCTCAGCGAACTGACGGAAGAGGCGTTTGAGCGATGCGGCAAGCAGTTGCGCACGGGCTATGACCTGCGCACGGCGCGACGCAGCATCAACCTCATGACAATTGAGTGGGCGAACAAAGGCATTAACCTTTGGACAATTGAGCAAGGACAGATCCCGATCAACATCAATGCTGGTCAGATCTCGTATCCGTTGCCGGTTGACACCATTGACCTCATGGATCAAGTGATCCGAACAGGCGTAGGCCAGAATCAGGTCGACATTAATATCACCCGTATTAGTGAAAGTACCTATTCCACCATTCCCACGAAGAATGCGTATGGCCGACCAATTCAAGTGTGGGTTGACCGTCAGTCTGGCAACGTTAACGGCGTTCAGAGCGCTGTTTTGACCCAGAATTCGTTGGCCACAGACACAACTCTGTACGTTGACAGCACAGCCAATCTACCCACGCAGGGTTACGTCAACATTGGCACAGAAACAATCCTGTACCAAAACGTTGGCACAGCGCAAACCAGCAATGCAAACCAGCTTTTGAACTGCTTCCGTGGCGTGAATGGCACTGTTGCCGCCGCCCACAGCTCAGGCGACAAGCTGTACCGTAACTACCTGCCAAACATCAACATTTGGCCAACCGGCAACCCCGGCACACAGTACAACTTCATCTACTGGCGCATGCGTCGTATGCAAGATGCTGGCTCTGGTGGTGCAAACAACCAAGACATCCCATTCCGCTTCATCCCCGCCATGGTGGCTGGCCTTGCCTATCACCTGAGCGTGAAGTTGGACGGCGTGGATCCAAACCGAATTCTGGGTCTGAAGGCGGCGTACGACGAGACTTTCCAGCAGGCGGCCGACGAAGACCGCGAGAAGGCGCCTTTGCGCTTTGTCCCACGCAACATGTTCTACTATCGGTAAATCATGCCAAGTAAGTTTTCTTCCGGCAAATATGCAATTGCTGAGTGTGACCGCTGTGATGAGCGGTACATGCTGAAAGAGTTGCGCACGGAAGTTATTAAAACCAAACCTTACAGAATCAAGGTTTGCCGCGAGTGCTGGGATCCCGATCATCCACAGTTGCAACTTGGCATGTNCCCCGTGAACGATCCGCAGGCTGTGCGCGAGCCACGTCCTGATGTGAGTTATTACTCATCGGGTACTACAGGGCTGTACACATCGCAAACACCAAGTAATAATATCAACAATGCAGGTTACCCAGAAGGTGGTAGCCGACAGATAGAATGGGGCTGGGCGCCTGTTGGCGGATCTAGCTTCTTCGACACAGCTCTCACTCCAAACGCATTGATTGCGGTGGGGCAAGTAGGCACAGTAACCGTAACAAACTCATAGGAGTGACACATGGCTAAGATGAAACACGATGACATCGCAGAAGACAAAAAGCTGATCAAGAAGGCTTTTGCAATGCATGACAAACAAGAGCACCCCGGCAAGAAAACAAACTTGTCCAAGCTGAAAAAAGGTGGCATCACCGGCAAAGAGATGCGCGCCGTTGGCCGCAACATGGCTCG